TTGCAGCCGTTGCGGCTATGACAGCTCAGGTTCAGAAAATCGTAGTTGAAATGCCTCCTAAATCAGTTTAATTTTTATATAGAGATCGCTGCTAGACCCCCTTATTGGGGGTTTTGCTTTATGTTGATGTGGGGGATTTTAGTAGACTTAAGGGGATTTTAGTAGACTTAAGAGGATTTCTTCGACGTTCAAAAGATCTTCAGGTTTTCCACCGATCATTTCACAAATAATTCTACATACTTCTGCGTCTTTTTGTCTCAACATTATATAACTTTTATTGATTTGAATCTTTCCTTCTAGCAAAGCGATCAAGCTCTGCCTCTGTGATGCCGTTAGTATTTTCATCTCTCATCTCCCTATGAAGTTTGTTAAGTTCCCTTGCTCTTGCTATGGTCTTATCGAGAAATTCATTCTCCATAATATCCATCTTTTTCAAAAAATCTAGGTCATCTTCTTGGCCAATCTTCTTGAATCTTTCAACTGAATTCGCAGTCAATTCCATTTCAAGTCTCTTAACCTCAAGAAGTTCTTTCTTTATTTCGATTTGTTCTTTGGATAATTCTGCAAACTTTTTGTCCATATCTATCGCGGCTGTTGCGACAATTTTTGCAGCTTCTCCAATCATTTCAATGGCTGTTTTGATTCTATCTAATTCATTATTTGTTGGTTCTGTCATAATTTTAACCCATAAAAGAGATTAATTAGATTCCTGACAACTTCTAGGTAATATAGGATTAATTTCAAAAAAAGTTGAATGAAATTTAATAATAGTTGAACAAAATTCAACATAATTGCGTTCATACATCTTCAAACCCAGTATTATCACAGTCATATTTAACATAAGCTTTTCTGTTGCATTTTGAGCAAATATGCTCTGCTGCCACACATACACCCAAATTGACACGCCTGTTGTAAACCCATTTATGACAATGAAAATAAAATATTTGTTTTAGTTTTATTTTTTTGAAAAAGAGATAAATACTACCTATAATCATTTTCATAAAATACATCCTTTTTCTGAAAATTGAGTGATAAAATATGACTAGACGATACACAAGAAAAGATCAAGCTACTTTCAAAAAACGCATCGGATATTATGTCAGATTGAGCGAAGAACAGATCGAATATTTCAACAATTTTAAATCAGATCGTGAAATTCCGATGGCATATTTGTTGCGTTATGCGTTGGATTTGGTTATGAGTAATCACGAGAGTTTTATGGAATATTCAAAAATAAGGATCTCAAATGAACCACGATATGAAAAAAGAATTAATAAAATCAACAGCTACAAGGCTAGTGAAGATGATTATTGATGATATGTCAAATGAGACTACCTTTCTTCTGAATCGAGGATTGGATGGGCTAGAAGTTGAACAGATAATAGTTTCGGATCTTCATGCCACATTGTTCGAGTTGACTAGTCAAATCATACATATTCAAGGTAAGCTTATGTATGACGGAAACTTTGAAAAATCAAAAACTTTTATGAAAAATTCTATAGGTTTTATCGTAGAAAATATTGACAAGATGGAGTTTAATTAAGTAATGTATCTTTGAAATCTTTGGCTTGATTTCTAGGCTTTAAGCAAAAAGACATGCAGTTAATTCTTGCCATGTCTTTTTGTTTTATGTAATCATGGGCTTGGGAGAAAGCTAATGTCCGTAGCTGCAAAAAAGAAGCAAATTACGTTAAGATTGCCACCGCCTCATTCGGGCGGTCAGGAGATGTTTCTATATTGGTCTAACGACAATCCCATTGCCCAGGTACTAGTCGCTCCATGTGGAACCAAGGTTGGGAAGACCTATGGGTCTGCTCTATGGATGGTGACTGAAGCCATGACGTATCCAAGGCTCTATTGCGTTTGGATAGCTCCTACATACCTAAAATGTAAGATCGCTTACAGGTACTTCAAATCGTTTATGCCTTCAGATTCTTCTATAGATATGATGGACGGTCTTTTGGAGATCAGATTAGGAAATGGGTCATTCGTAAAATTCCTTCACGGTAAAGATGCAGAGACAACAATCGAAGGCGAAGCTGTTGATAGATTCGCCGTTGATGAAGCCGGAAAAATTGGAAAGCAAGTTTGGATATCACTTCTAACAACTATCACCCAAACCAGGGGGAAAGGAATCGTCACTGGTACGCCAAGAGGTCTTACATGGTATTATGAGATCGCAAGGCAAGCTAAACTTGGTGACGATCCATTCTTTGTTTATGTGAATTTGAAGACGGAAGACAGCCCATTTGTTTCAAAAGAAGCAATTGCCAGGGCGAAGAAACTTCTACCTCCACACCTATTTTCTCAATATTATTTGGCTGAATTTATCAGTCATTCGACTACGTTTGGCGATCTTGGGACAATGTGGGATGACTCTATCGTTTACAAGCCGTCAATGGAGCGGTTTTGGCTTCATGATTCATCTTATAGAACTGGCGAAATGTACCATGGAGTTGACGTTGCAAAAAAACAAGACTACACAGTATTTTATACTGTCAATTCTATCGGAAAACTGGTTGGATATTGCAGATTTCAATTGATACCATATCCACAACAGGTGATACGACTTAAGACATATCTAACTAATTATTTTACTGATTGTGATAACACAGTCAGGTTTGACGCAACTGGTGTTGGTGTGGCTTTTGAGGATATGCTTAACGAAGCTCAATTAGAGGCCGATGTTCAGCCAATATGCTTTACCTCGAAGTCTAAATCTGAGATGATAACGAAAGCCGTTCTAAGTGTTCAATCGGGTTGGCACAAAACACCAAAAATCAGGCGCATTGCCCATGAGTTTGGTATTTATGAGCTATCTGTCACGGCTTCAGGACTACACAAGTATGGCGCTCCTGAAGGCGAGCATGATGACGTTGTTTCGGCTGCAATACTTGCGATAAGTGGAGCATATTCAAATAGCTGTTCGTCTTCTGCGGAAGAGTATCTTATAGCGGCCTTGAATGGTGAGAATCTGGATGATGTGATTGGCGCTTATGCCGATTTGGCCATGGATGGCCCCGACCCATTCGATGTTGATGAAGAAGATAAAGAAGACCATGAATTTGTTTTCGATTATGAAGATGCATAAACCAAGGACGGTGAAGTGTGAATTTGAAAGACTTTTTTCGGGATAATCGTCCCGAACCTGTTATTTTAAAGGAAGATTTAACTGACATATCCGAGTTAAATGATGCACGTTTTGTTAAAGTGGATATGAATGATCGCTTCGGAATTGATGCCCACATAAAATCTGAGTTTGGATACGACAAATTTCAAAACGAAGATTCGGTACAAAATGGAAACTATTTCGGTTCAGAATTTAACATCCAGGCAACCGTTGGGCGCCTGGTTGGTCTTTACGCGAAAGAACCTTGGGTCAATACTTGCGCTAACTTAATCGCTAGAAGTTTGATGCAAGTTCCTTTCAAAGTTTACGATTCAACTTCACACAAAGAGATCCCAAAACATCCTGTTCAAAAACTGATCGACACCGGTAACTTTGTTACAAGCAAGGCGTTTAGAGATTCATGCTCTTATATTGATGCCGTTCTTGGTGGTAACTATTTCCTTATATTCGATGAAAAATACACGACATGCATGTGGATTCCTTTGGCCACAGTAACGCCTGTTATGCGAGAGATAAGGTCTGACGAAGACAAGAGAAAGATTGTTGAACTTGGGCCAATAGAATCCATCCAAATAAGCGACATGTCAGCGTTGAAATTCACTGATGGTAATATTCCATTTGAAAGATGCGTTCATGTAAAACTACCTAACCCATTTAATCCTTTTTATGGTCTTCCTTTAATAATCAGCGCATCAAGACCAATTCTATTAGACAGATATAAAAATGAATATGAGATGGCTTTCTATCTTCGTGGTGGAATGCATTCTGGTGTTATCGAGACAGACCAGGAGATAAGCAAGACCAGGATGGAACGTCTAATGAGGACGTTTGAGCAAGCCTTCACTGGAAAGAGAAACTGGTGGAGACAACTGTTCTTGCCTAAGGGCGCACGATGGAAGAACTCAACTCTTTCCATGACAGAGATGCAACACCTTGAAGGATTGAAAGAAAACAGAGCTACACTTCTGGCAAACCTTGGGATACCTCCTTCTCAGGTTGGTATCGTCCAGGACGTAAACCGTTCGACATCTGAAGACCAGAAAGCAGCACTTTGGGATAACACGATTGTTCCTCTAACTCTTTTTATTGAAAGCGGTTGGAATGAATCCTATCTTGTTAAAACAAAATACAAAGGAAAGATATATGTTAAGGCCGATTTAGAGGGTCTTGACGCTGTTGAAGGGTCTTTCTACAGCAAGTGCGAATTGGGAGAAAAAGCAGCTAAATTCATGACGATAAATGAAATTAGAAAAGAGATTCTTAAGATCCCACCGATGGAAGCTGGCGACATAAGAGGTGACAAGTTTGTTTCTGAAATCGTGAAGAGTAATCCATTGGCTACCATCGGAAATCCAAAGGATCAAAGAAGCGATGAGCCGCCCCCACCTCCTGATGTTTTGGAAGAAAAGAAATTCAAAAAAGGAAACACAGATGATGGTAATGGACAATACAGACACGTTCATTATTGCCAGTGGGATGACAATGGAGATGGGACAACTCTTGGAAACGTCCAGGGAGATGGCGCTCAACATAATCATGTGATCAAAGGTTGGAGAGTGTTGTTGGCAGGAGAAGATTCTCATACGCATCCAGACATAATCGACAAAGAAACTTATTTTGGAGCGAAGAGTTTAGCCAAGAAAAAAGCTGTTGATGATCAGGCGAATCTTGAGGAAGTTGAATCGAAAAAGTATGCGAAAGCGGTTGATAAGTATCTTGAAAACATACTTGCAAACGCTAGGTATGCTCTCTCTTCCGGTAGAGATGTCGGGTCATTTTTGATGTCTCAGCATGAAAGCAGGAAGAAGAAATATATCGAAGACGTTCTTCCGGTAGCTAACGAAATAATGGAAAAGTCTTTTTCTATTGCAATTTCAAACGCAAAGACACTTTCTAAGGTTATGGTCAGGGCTGAATCTGGTACGTCATTCGAGGACAGTGATTTGGTCGCCATTGATATAATCAGAGAGAGAACAAGGGATGATCAAAGGAGAACCCTTGCTAGGCGGCTTATAGATGGGTTTGTAGACGCTGAGAATGGAATCGACAAGGTTAGGTCAGAAGAGATTATGAAGGTCATAGAATATGGTCTAATGGCTGGCAAGACTGAATCTGCGATAGCTCATAGTTTAAGGGCAGATTATGAAGTGAAGTTTGGATATCGGGTCAATACAATTGTACGGACTGAAACATTATCTGCCATCTCCGAAGGCCAAGAATGGAATCACAGGGTTCTTAAAGAAGTGTTCGACGAAGTTGGAAAGCAATGGTTCCACACCGGCGATGCAGGAATTAACCCTGAAGCCAGGAAAGAGCATGCTGCCTTTGAAGGCGACGGAATTGTTCCATATGATTATGTTTGGACTAATTCCACAACTGGTGGGAAAATGAAGTACCCAAGAGATCCAAGTTCTGGCCCTGCTGATATTTGTAACTGCCGTTGTTCATGG